AGCATTTTTTAATGAACGTGATAAACTAACAGCCATACCACTATCCATCATTTCACTTAATTCAGCTACATTTGTAATCATTTCAGATGTCGCTAACTTAAAGTTACCTGTTTCTGAAACAATAGACTTCATACTTGCTTCAAGTTTATCACCACCAAGTATCATACCCTCTAAAGAGAATTTAGCAGCAGATAATTCTGAATTTAATTCCATTGCCTGTCCAGCAGTAGTACCAAACTCACCTCTAAGTTCTTTTATTCTACCAACTGAATCGGTAATGTACCCAAGAACCTCTTTCATTATTGCAAACCCAATTGCTGCGGCACCACCAGCAAGTAGTGCATCTACTAATTGATTTGATACACCCAATGTATTACCCAAATCTTTAGCGAAGTCCTGGCCTATACCTTTTAATTCATCTGTAACATCTTTACGTTCTTTTTCTTTTTCTAAAATTTCTTTTAATCTATCAAGCTGGTCTATATAATGTTGATTTACTTCATCACCCCGTTCGATTTGCTCTTGCAACATCCCCTCAATGGCTTCGTTAATAGACGTAATTTGGGTGCCTAAATCCTTTTCGCCTTTCAACCTGTCAAGTAACTGGTCTCTTAAAGATATTCCTTCATTCGATAACGCTTTATGTGTTTTCGCCTGTTTTAATATCGCTTCATTAAGATTGTACTCTGCTTGAAGTTGCTCTTTTCTTTTATTTAAATCGTCTTTAGCCATTGAAGTCTTTTAGAATAGTTATTTATCAAATACACCAACTTTAGATGCTGCTCTGAAGGCTTTGCTTATGTTTTTAAGTTGTTGTTTTTCTTTTTTTGTTGGTGCTGAATCTATAACACCTTCTATTTCTTTTTCAATATCTTTTATTTTTTGTTTTAAAAGATTTCGTTTTTTACTGAATAAATCAAAGATACCATCAGATAGCCCGGCTTCTTTAAATATTTTTTTTAATTCAGATTCTTTGATACTTGCCATAGTAGTTACTCCATTGTTATATGTATAAATATAAGAAAACCCAACAAATACGTTGGGTTTCTTATTATCTTCTACCTTTTGCTTTTGCCTTTCTCATTTCTTTATCATGTGCCTCTTTTTCACTTTGTTTAAATTCTATGATTTTACTAATGTAAAATTTCCGAACCCAAATCGGCATATTGTAAACATCTGAGAAAGTGAACCCACCATTTCCGTGATAGATGAGGTCAAATATGTGAGAATGTAGATGCTTTCTATAATTTTGCGGAAGGCCAAAAAAACCCGACGTCCATCGGCAGTAGCATCTCTCTCCCTTCCCCGGTTTCCTCAGATATAAATTCATACGTCATATCAACATCTGGGATTACATTATTAATGTGAGCTCTGAGGGCCTGTGAGTCTAATGCAAACAATTCGTTATCCACAAAGTTGTTAATTACCTTTTGGTCTGCTTCACCATCTACTGATAGAATCATATTCTTCAAACGAGTTGTTAAATCTCTTGAAGTGTTATCTTTTAACTTACGATTCTTTTTCTTTTGTTCCTCAATAGAGTGTTTTACTTTACGTTCTTTACTTTCTGTCATTGCCATAAAAGTAATCTTACGACCTGAACGTGGTAATGTAAATTCAAACTCATTTTTGTGTAATTCAGTTTGAGTTGTACCATCGTACTCTTTGTTTTCAAATTGAGTCAAATCAATGGTATCTTTTTGTTTGTTGTTAGTAAATGGGTCGGTAATTTCTACTTCATAATCTTTTCCATAACCCAATACTCTGGCTGCAATCATAATTGCGTTCTTATCACCTGTTACCAAATCAACATATTTGATTGGCACCCCCTCTCCATTTCCAACGATAAGTGATTGGAATAATCGGTCTAATACCGTACCATCTTTGATATATGATTGTGTAGTAAGGATATCTTCCTCTTTAGCAGTCATATACTTCATTTCTACCTTACCCGATGCTAACGGATTATCTTCTGGATAAATTAATCCTTTAGATGGTAAATCTACGATTTCAGTAGGGAATTTGTAATCGGAAACTTGCTTTTGTTCGTATTGTTGTTTAGCAATTTCCACCATCTCTTCGTTTGAGATGTTTGATGAATAATCATCTTGTAAATTTTCTGTACTCATAACGTTACTCTTTTTTTTTAAAACTTGTATTTGTTGGTTAACCTATTAATAAATATGATAATAAAAATAATTAAACAAAAAAACCCCAACAAAAATGTTGGGGTTCTTAATTTTCAATTTGTATTACAACAATCCGAAATTAGTATTGTAGTATTGCGTAATCGTATGTAAGTGTTAAATCAACAGTTGCTAAATCTTCACCAGTGTAATCCATATCTGAGAATTTTGCTGTTTGGATATAAGCTCCTTTAAGTGTCCACTCTTCTACTTTATCACCAACAGGACCCAAACTGTTAAAAGTGATATCTTTTTTGTAGAAATCAGAGTAACCGTCTCTACCAGTTACTGATTCGTGGTGTAAACGTACCCACTCCATTGTAGCTTGTGCTGCAGATGGAACTACGGGGTCGTAAAGAGAAATTGTTAAATCACTCCACTCACTTCTACCTTTTACATATCTTCTTACGTTGATATGGTCGATAGTTACTTTACCATTTGTTATTTCAGGTCTATTGGCTGCTTTGATTAGATATGCAGGAATTCCTTCTACATACATAATAAAGCGGTTCGACATCTTCGGTTCGAATGATGTGAACATTACTTCAGTTGGGTCTAATAATTGTGCCATTTATGTTACTCCGTTGTGTTTTCTTTAATATAAATATTGTTCTTTTAAAAAAAGATTGTGTTCCCCACCGAAATGGGGAACTTAATCTAATTTATTTATTCTGGAAATGCTGCCCCAGTTGGTAATACGTTGAAATCTAGAACAATAAACTCAGCAGTCTTAGCTGGTTGTAAGAAGATTTCTCCTACCATAATGTTTCTATCAATTACATCTGGAGTGTTATTAGTTTCATCCATAATCACTCTAAATGCGTATAACCCTTGTCTTTGTTGGATTGATTCCAAATAAGGATTAACGATTGATAAGAATCTGTTTCTCGTAGCTGCTGTGTTGTTTTCGAACACTAAGTAACGAGTAGAAGATGCGATGAACTTCTTCACTGCAATCAACAACCTTCTTACATTGATTCTATCCAATGCAGATGGTTTAGCTTGTAGTGTTTTCTGTCCAAACACAGTTACACCTTGTCCAGGGAATGTAGCGATAGGATTCAATCTACCTTCGTAAAGTGCATCTCTTTCTGCTCTTGTCAATCTTGTCTTAGCTTCAATTACTGAAGTTAATCCACCTCTATTCAATCCTGCAGGAGCGAACCACTCAGCGGCAACTTGGTCGTTAAATGCGATAACGCCAGGAAGTACAGCTGATGGCGGCACCCATACTGGTTTGTTCTTATCTGTGTTAAGAATCTTAACCCAAGGGTAGTAAGATGCTACATAGTTTGAATCAAATGCCTGAACTGCGTTAGTTGCAGTTGAAATTGAATCGCCCCACGCAGATGCATCCATTACAAAGAATGTATCTTGTCTATCTTCACACATATCTTTAGCAAATGTTGTTACTGAAGAGTGTAATCTGTGGATAAGACCAGGAATTACTAACATATTGATATCGAACTCATCAGGATTAGATACAGCGTTGATAGCTTTTCTAAATGCCAATGTACCAGTTGCTGTGTTTGAAGAACAATCCCAACCTTGTGTATTACCTGCGATGATATCACCTGCGGTATAAACAATTCTATTTGGTTTGTATCCATCAAATCCACTTTGGAAAGGAACTAAGAATTTACGAGATGCTAATGCCGTATTACTATCATTTAAATCAATTGCTCCAGTGTATGGTGCAACTGAAGATGGGTAGTTAGCTCCAGTATTCTGATTGTAATCACCTAAGTAGAATGCTGTTCCAGCAGTTGCAGTAGATGAATCAGGAGTTGGTGCTAAATAGTTTAAGTTATCAGTTGTAGCAAAATCAAAATCAAATCCATAGAACTTCTTAGAGTTATATGAGTTATTAATTGTTTGGTCTGATACATAAGTTGGATTAGGTAACGTAAATGCAGTTCCATAAGGATTTTGCAATGCTGCGAATCCGAAAGGTACTAATGAAGGGTCAATTGCCTCATCTTTAACTGCCTGAGTTACTTCAACTCTAATGTTTGCCGAATTGTTAGGGTAATCACCATTTGTTGATAATTTACCATTTGAATCAACAGTAATATACTTATCACCAATTACTCTAGCGATAAAGTTAGGTGAATTAGGGTCTAAGTTAACACCCTGGAAAGTTTCAACTAAGTTAGGTCTGATATCTGAATCAACCACACCTACGAATGGTGAACCATTTACTTTATCTTGGTCTACTCTTCTTACGATTACAGTAAATGAACCATACTCAGAACCTGCTACAGTTCCAGCTGGTTTAACATCCTGAATACCGATTTTAAATTCGTAGTTAGTTGGGTTACCATGTGATAAAGTATGGAACTTAATCAAATTAGTAGTAGCGCCACCAACTTTTTGAGAAGTAATCCAAGGAGTAGCTGCCTCAGTATATGCTTTTGAATAATCAATATCTTTAGCTTTATCTATTGTTACTACAACTTCTTCACCAGTGGCGAACGATGCTGATTGGAATGTTTTAAAGTTAGATTGTACAAACGCATCTTGCGAACCTCTTGGAGAGAATCCAAAAGTTTTGGTAAAGTAGTTACCATTTGTTGGGTTTAAAGATGCTGAAAAATTAGTTTCAACAGCCTCTGAACCTGTAATTGTTAATGTAAATAAAGATGCTGATACATCAGATGAACCGAATTGGTCTGCTACTGAACTTTCTTTAAATACATCGGTATCAGAAACGATACCAGTAGTTGGATGTAATACTGCGGCCAACTTCTGACCTTCTGATGATGAGATGATTAGTCCAACTGGATTTTCCAGAGTGTATCCATCTTGTCCTAATACCCTTACGATTGTTGCAGTTCCAGCATCTTCCAAATAAGATTGAGCAGTATATGGTAGGTACGAATCTTCCGTTAAACCACCAAATATCTGCTGAAACTCTTGAAAAGATTCGACTTGAGTTGGAACGAACGCAGGTCCCTTAACGGTTGACCCAATTAACGCTGCTCCAATTTCACCAATCCCTTGAGGTAGAAATGACAAGTCCTTTTCTCTTGTAAATACTCCAGGACTTACTATTCTTTCTGCCATTTTATTCTCCTATTTAATTTCTTTGGTTTTGTATATCTATAAATACTCCAAAAAATCAGAAACGATTATATTTATACGTTGGGTGTAAATACACCTGTATTAATATCGAACTCACCCTCACCATACTTTTCTTTAAGTTCACCTGCTAATTTAATTTCAGATTCCCTCATCTCCAAATACTTTTGTTTTAATTGAGCTTTGAAGTTCTCAATATTTGTTTTTTGAGTTTCGATTAAAGTAAGTTCAATTTCAACTTCACCCAACCTTGCTGTAACTTCTGAAAATTCTTGTCTGAACTTTCCAATCTTTGCGATTTCTTCTTCTGTAAATTTAATCACTTCTGTTTCTTTGACTTGTTTTACTTCTGCCATAACATTTTTTTTATTAAGTTAAACTTTGTGTGTATATAAATATGAAAATTTATTTAGAAACATTAGGTATCTAACCCTGCATTCCAAACTATTTTGGATGTACCAAATGTTTTCTGAGTATTTATTGTACGTTTACCTCTATCTTCAGGTATAATGTATGCCTTTGCAGTAAGTGTTACGTTACTTCGTACCAATCTTTCTTCACCAACTGCATTTGTAGTTTCGAATGAGTAAGATTCTCCTTTAATTTGGAATTTATATCTTTCACCAAATGCGCCACCTTGAAAATAGATTACCTGTTCTACTAACTTATTTAAATCTTCCATATAATCACACCACATAATAACATCATATTGAATGTTTACATAATCAGGTGTATCTACCATATGATATTCATAATAATCTCTACTTTCCACTAATTGTGAAAATTGGTCATATCTATTCTGAGGTGTGTATTTTCTTACAAATGCTCTTGAAGTATCTTCATCAGTCATCACCTTTAATTTTGAATATTCGGTGTTAATATCTAATGAATTTCTTTTAAATGAAATCAATGGAGTTAAAACTTTACCATTAGCATCTCTTAAATATCCATCTTTTTGTGCAGATGCCCAATTCTCTGGAGATGCGTATAATACGGGTACTGGAATGTATTTTCCACTCTCTTCGATAGTAGGTTTAACATCTTTCTCTAAAAAATCTTTAAATGCCAAATCAATATCGTATATTCCGACTTGAAAATTCTTAACATCATCATTTCTACGAGAAATCTGTTTAGATTTATTTAATTTAGGGTCATCTGAAAAAGAACTTTGGGTTCTACCTAAATCAACCTTTTCATCTCTATTTTGTCTATACTTTATCGCCATTATACACCTACTGGTAAATCGTTATTTGTAGTATCGTTCCCAAATCGGAAATCATCTTCTAATTTTAGTTGTGTTTTTCTCGTTACATGAGTTTCACATATAATAGATATGTTATAACCTTGTGAATCACCACCATCCCAAGTATCAGGATTCTTTCCTGCAAAGAATTGGTTTGTAAATGTTACATCTACAATATGTTGTTCATCGTTCCACACAATCACATCACCAACTTCTGGAAACACATTTTTTTCCACTAATATATCTCTTAAAAAGTAGAAGTTAACATTTCTGGTATAAGATGAACCAAATTCATCAAAGATTTGTTCTGCATTTGTTCTATCAACTAATGTAGGAATCTTTACAGGATTATAAAATACCTTATCTTTACCCTCACCATAAAGATTTCTTTTAGAATCATCTAAAATAAGCTTATAGTAGTAGATTTCGGTATCAATAATATCCGTAATCAATTCTTTGTTTATTTTTCTAAACAAAGCTGCATCTCTTTCTCCACCAAATAACGCCATTCTTTATCCTATATAAATAGCACGAGGAACTCTATTCAATGTTTGTTCCATTGCTTCGGATTCTTCTTGCTGTGCCTGTAATAATGCCTTACGAGAAGTAGCTTCTAAGTTTTCTCTTAATTCTGATATTAAGATTTCCTTTTCTGATGCTGCTTCACTTCTTAAATCTGCACCATCTAATGTAATTTCTGAATTTGGAATTGGTACTGAACTAAACTTAGCTCTAACTGCACCTAACATTTCTTTTGCTAATGCTAATGCGTATTTCTGAATCCATCTCTTACCAACGTGATTGATGTGAGTATATGTAATTCTATCAAATGGTGCGTTTGAGTAATCAGATACTACTGAGTTAGATACTACTGAGTTACTTCTATCAGATTCTAAAATATAATGGAAGTGAACTGTGTATGCGTGCTCAGGTATTGGAAATAATCTAATTCTATTGTTTTGAATATCAAATCCATATTGAGATTTACGAACCATATCGTTAAATTCGATTGCTTGTAATCTTAAAAGGTCATCATAAAGTGGTTGCATCATAAATGAAACACCCGGTGAGTAGTTACCCCATCCGAAAGTATCCATCATTTGTTGAGAACCTAAACCAGTACCAATAAATGGGTCAAAGTATCTTACCATCGCAGGTGGTGCGTTGTGTAACATCTTTTTAATCTCAATCTTATCAACACCAGGAGTTCCACTCTCCAATGATACCAAACTCGCATCAGTTAAATCATAAACTTGTTGAGATGCGTTTGCTTCAAATGAACCTGTGTAGTAAGTTACCCTACCACCACTACCTGCTTCAGTTCCATAATCTTTAGATAATGAAATTAATCCACCTAAGTTTGCATTTAGTTGTGTTTGTGATAGGTTTGAACCTGTTGAACTTCCTTTTAAGTTTAAAAGGTTTTCTCTAATATTAAATTGGTTTACTTGAGTAGAGTATTCAGTAACTGCTTCTTCAACACAAGTATAGAAATTGATATCTTGTAGTTCAATATCCACAATTGGATATCCTAAACGTTTGGCACACCACGATGCTATATTATCAACATCAGTAACGAACTCTGAATCTGAATCATAGTATCCGAATGGTGTATCACCTGCTGTGAAGGATGAACTACCAGGCCATATTGGAATTTCTACTGCCATTTAAATCTCCTTAGTGTTTGTATATAAATATGGTGGATTATTATAATCCGAATCTCGACTTAATTGCATTGTAGTTTTGAAGGACTTCTGATTGTGATAAATCACGATTGTAAGTATGGAATGTTGCAAACTTACCTATCATACCACCCGCTTCACTACCATATGCAGATTTATTTATTCTAATACAATTTGTCTGAGTATCAATAGTTGGTGTACCAGTACCAGTATAAATTGTACCATTATCTATAATTCTAAATGTTAGATTACTACTTGAATAGTGTAATGATGCCATTATCCATTTGTTAGTATTATTAGCAAGTACATAATTTGAACCAGGTGCCAGATTATAACCAGTAAGATGAACTCTCAAACCACTTGCACTATTATAATTCCAAAGTTCGAATGATTTATAATTACCACCTACCCCATCTGGATTTTTACCAAACCCAAACATACATCCAGATGTAGATGTAGTTGCATTGAACATTGCCATCATAGTTCTTGGATTACTACCAAGAGTGGGAACATTAGTAGTTGATTCTAAATATTCATTCGACCCATCAAATTGTAGTACACCATTATTATCCGAACTATATGATGGTGAATTATTAAATGTAAGATTACAATCATTACCAGTTAGGTCATTAACGATAGTTCCACTACCCGAATATGACCTTTTTGATGCAAAGTCTAATGCTAAGACTAAACCATCAGTTACTATATTAGGACCTATGAACATTATATAAACCTCGACTTTTGTGCATTATAGTTTTGTTGTATTTCACCAATAGAAAGACTCCTATTATATATACGAGCATACCCAATATCACCTGAGTAAAACCAAGTAGACATTGAAGATGCATATGACCCTATTCTAATTTCATTGTCATATGCGGCCAATCCAATACCATCGGAAGAGACATCCCAAGACTCAAATTCAGCACCATCAATATACATAATCACATCAGTGCCATTTACCACAATGTCCCAAGTGTACCAAGTATTTTGTGATAGCGAAGTTGAAGAGTGTAATCCCAAATAACCACTATTATCTGCTTTTCTAAACTGGAAATATGGTCTACCACTGTAAATCATAATCCAATAAAACCCTATACTACTTTGTGGTCCTCGTGTCATTAAAGTTTGACCTGCACCTTGTGCATTCCAATTAAATCTAAATGAGAATGTCATATTAGTAGTTAATCTATATTGAGAATCACTTGGAAAACTTATGTAATCATCAGTACCATCAAATTCAATGACCCCATTAGTAGAATTAAATGTAGGCCCATTTGTTAAAGTCCCATCATATGAATTGGTAAGAGAACTCCAAGTATTACCACTATCTGGATATGACTTTTTAGACCCAGCATCAAGTGCTAAGACTAATCCATCAGTTACTATTTTAGGCCCTCTACTAAATCCCATTATATAAACCTCGATTTTGTTGTATTATAATTTTGAAGGATTTCATTTGGCGATAATACTCTTTCATAATACTTAAAGGAATAGATATTACCTTGAAACGGATATTGTACACTTCCGATAGTCAATTGCCCTGCCGATGAGATGCCAGCACCACCACCAGAAGTGTGTGATATCAATTGACCATTTATATAAGTAATAGTATTGTTGTATAAATCGGATTGAGATGGTGTTCCACCAGGGGCATTAAATGTTATTGATATATTAAACAAATTACCATTTGAAATTTCGGAGCTATTCAATGTATGGCCTGATGTGGCAGACCCGACCCAATAAAAATAGAATTTACCAGTTCGTGTAACAGTAGATATCCCCCAATTTCCACTAACATTTACTCGGGACATTTCAAAAAAACCATCATCCGACTGAACATTATCATATTTTAACCATGCGTCTAATGTCCAACTATGACTGTGCCAAGTATCATACAAAACGGGTGTCGCTATTCTATCGTTGACTCCATCAAAATTCCAATAACCATTTGAGTTAAAGGTAGGGCCATTGGTTAGTGTACCATTATTACCATTACCGCTTAGGTCGGTAATATTAGTACCACTACCTGGATATGACTTTTTAGAACCCGCATCTAATGCCAGAACCAACCCATCAGTTACTATTTTAGGTCCTCTACTAAATCCCATAACTTATACCATTGAAGATGATACATCTGTCCAAAAATCAGTTGACAAAATTTCTAAAATCTCTGAATGAGTGTATGGCCCTTCTTTTGTTGTTAAAGAATTTACTGAAGAGTGAATATCCCCTTCCCATTTCACAAATGTTTTTGTTCCATCAACACTTAATCTTAGAGTTTCGGATGATGTTTCTAATACTCTGTTAAAATCAATACTTCCTGTCTCAGAAGTAGATAAAATCATATAATTTCTATTTTCAAACATAATCTTTATTTTCTTTTATTATCCACCACATGCAGTAACATCAGATACAGTACCAGAATCATCTACTTGGAAAACATATGAGGTATTAACGAAGTAGTACCCTGGATCTGCTAGCACCTCCCCTGCATCATCAACGAATACACCATCACCGTATGTTGGTAATGAACCACCACCATTGTGGTAGAAAGTACCCCCATTATCTCCTACTTCACATGCTTCGAATGAGAAGAAAAACGAACCACCTGCATTAAACTCAGTTAAACCACCACCAGCACTATGGTCATACCCATACCATTGAGAAATTGGATGTGGTGGTGATTCATCTGGTATATTTTCTGAATTGGTGTTTATAGCTACTACATTACCTTGTACTGCATCAGATAATGAAAGTTGTGCATCTGAACTCTGTCCTAACTCAGTATTAATATCTGAAAATGAGATTTGTCCACTACTTGGTAATGCCATTATCCTTCTCCTTTAAGTTTACTGATTTCTGATTTAAGTTCTTCAATCTGAGATTGTTGTTCTTTCATACCTTCAATCAATAATGCTACCATTTTATCGTATTTAACACCTTTGAATCCATTTTCTCTTGTGGTTACTACTTCTGGTAAAACTTCTTCTACCTCTTGTGCAATAACACCAATATCATGTCCTTCGTTACCATGTTGAGTTTTTCTTTCTTCTTCTGAAAGTTCTTTCCAATCGAATTCGTATCCACCAATTTTTAATATTTTATTTAATGCGTTATCAATTGGTTTAATGTTTTCTTTCCATCTTCTATCCGATGATGAGTATGCTACAATATCATTTGATGCATCGATTCTGCCATCAGTTGTTGATGCGTTCACATTTACACCCAATGCACCATTATTAATTTTCATACCATTATCATTGATAGTCAATCGTTGAGTACCAGCGGTAGTTATATTAATAGTACTACTATTTGCACTATAAATTCCATTATTTGAAGTTTGTGCGGTATTTGCAAATACGATGGCTGGGTTTGTTGCCGTACCACCTGGAGTAAGTGCATTTACGTCTCCAACGGCGACGACGTCTACGACGACGTAATCGCCTGTGATGCCACCGAAAGTTGGGTTATCTCCGGTTGCTACGAATCCAGAATCATTAGTTAATTCACTTACGTTGGTTGGGCCGGTAATTGTTAATGTTGTACTACTTGCTGATGTTGAAATAGTACCTGCACCTTGAATATTGAAATTAGCAGCTCCAGAAGTAACCTGTGCATAACCACTATCTGAAGTTAATCTAACTGAAGTGATATCTCCAGTCCCACCTGACGACCCATTAGATGCTGCGGTGATTCTACCTTGTGCATCTACCGTAATATCAGCGTTTGTATATGAACCTGCGGCTACCAAGGTGTTTGCTAAGTTAAGTGTTACAGCACCTGATGAACCACCACCACTTAATCCAGTTCCAGCAGTTACACCAGTAATATCACCTACATTTGTGGTGTATCCCACATCATTTGTAAATCCACTAATATTAATATCTGCCTGGTCACCACCGATATTGGGCCAATCAACACCAGTAATGAAACCATAAGAGTTATTCCAATTGGTATTACCATCAGTAATATAACCCGCACCATTGGTTAATTGATTGTTGTTGGTTGGAATTGTTGTTGAATTATAAGCATTTGAACCAAATATTTCTGCAAATCTTTTTCTTCTTTCAGCACCATTATCCAACATTATGATTTCATCAACTGAAGCATCAATTGCGGTGGTCATATCAGTAAGTTCTGATAAGTCTAAGGTAATGGATGGTGTTGTAGTTGCGTTAGAAACATCCAACCCAGTTCCAACCCCAACTGAAGTTACAGTACCTGTGTTTGTAGTGTATCCTGCTCCATTTGTAAGTTGGTTGTTGTTAGTGATTGGAGTTGTTAAACTAAACGTAGTACCACTCAATGTTAACCCAGTTCCTGCTGAATAAGTTGTATTGGTGTTTGTAGCTGAAATGGTTGTTCCGCTAATTGTAATGTTTGAACCAGCATCTAACCACCCAAACGCTCCTGCTGAATCATCCCAAAATGCAATTCTATCATCATTAGGGTCTGTTAGGGATTCTAATCCTAAATGAGAAAGTGATAATGTACCCGTTGAAGTAATCGTACCACCTGTCAATCCAGTTCCAGTAGCAACTGAGGTTACAGTACCTGATGTTGATGAAGTACCTGTCGCACCTGTTGCTACTGCGGTTACTCTACCATAAGCATCAAGTGTAATCGTATCGATTTTTGTTCCGTTTGCGGCTGAACCATATGTTCCAGCGCCCGCACCACCAGTAGCCATATTTATAGTAACAGTACCCGATGTACCACCGCCTGATAGATTTGTACCTGCTGTAACACCTGTAATATCACCTACATTTGTAGTATACCCCACATCATTATTAAATCCACTAACATTAATAGCATCTTGTGAACCAGCTAATTCAGTCCAATCAACACCAGTGATGAATCCACTATCATTATTGAAAATACTTAAACCAATTTCATTTGCTGCTTTTCTTCTATCTGCGCCAGCATCTAATACAATAAATTCATCAGTACCAACCATTGCAGCGGTCATATCGGTAAGTTCACTCATATCAAGTGTTAGTGTTACACCACCTGAGTTTCCACCACCACTTAAACCAACCCCAGCGGTTACGCCTGTAATATCACCTACATTTGTGGTGTATCCTTGAGCTTTAACAAATGCGGTTGTTGCTATTTGAGTAGTATTAGTAGATGTTGCGGCAGTTGGTGCGGTTGGAGTGCCTGTAAGAGCAGCTGATGAAAGCATTGTTGCTTTTGATTCGTTTGTTACGTTTCCTAAACCAACATCGCCTTTAGTTGTTGCTTGCGCCCTTAAAGATGCAAAAGTTCCATCTGCATCAAAATCATCACCTTCCGCTTTATTATTTAACTGAGTTTGAATATTTGAAGTTACACCATCTACATAATTTACTTCAGTTGCAGTTGCAGTTACATCACTTATATTTGATAATGTATGTGTATGTGAGTTGTTAGAAACAGTCGCAGTAAGTGTTACATCTGAACTACCATCAATTGAAACATTACCACTTAAATCTCCACCTAAAGTAATTGTTCTTGCAGTATCCCAATTATATGCTGAATTGGCAACTCCTTCTAAATCACCGATAAATGTACTTGCTACTAAATCAGTAAGTGTATATGAAATATTACCCGTAGAACCTGCAGTTGCGGTTGTTGTACCTACTGCAAATTTATCACCAGATTCATCCCAAATGAATAATGCATTATTACCAGTTGTACCTCTTTCAATGATGATACCACTATCGTTTGCATTTGATGTAACACCACTATTTAGTTCGATTAAGTTATCAGAAATTTCTGTATTTGTTGTGTTAATTGTAGTAGTCGTACCATTTACAGTCAAATCGCCAGCAAGAGTTAAATTATTAAATTCTACATCATCCGATGTCCCTACTGCTTGACCAATCTCAATACTATCAGCGTTTACAGTTACACCAGTACCAGCACCAACATTTAAAGTTTTTGAAAAATTACCACTTGTAGCACTACCACCACCTGTTAAACCATTACCTGCTGTAACAGTAACCCCAGTAATATCACCTACATTAGTTGTATATCCTGCACCATTGGTTAGTTGGTTGTTGTTAGTTGGGATTGTTGTAGATGTAAATGCGTTTGAACCAAATATTTCAGAACCTAACTTTCTTTTTTGTACACCAGAATCTAATACTACAAACTCATCGGATGTATTTACCCAAGTTTGTGTCATATCAGTTAGTTCAGATAAATCAACATTAAATGTAGTACCACTTAAATCTAAAAGTGAACCTGCTGAGTATGTTGTGTTGGTATTGGTATCAGTTGATGCAAAGCTAAATACACCAGCTGATGTTTCTGTAATTGTAACATTACTTCCACCAACTAAATTGATGTTTCCTGTCCTATAAGTTCCAGTATTATCTCTTCTAATTGAAGTTACTGTGTTTGTATCTGTATTTACTACCGTTTCAGTTGCTGATGTAATACCAGTGATGTGTCCGTAAGTATCTAATGTAATATCTTGGATATATGTTCTACCACTATTATTTACAGATGATTGGGTTGATGTATCTGCGTGAGATACAGTTACAGTACCTGAAGTTCCGCCACCGCTTAACCCACTTCCTGCGGTAACACCTGTGATATCACCTACATTTGATGTGAATCCCGCATCATTATTAAATCCACTAATATTAATATCTGCTTGGTCACCACCCAATTCAGTCCAATCTAACCCAGTAATGAATCCAGCACCATTGGTTAATTGGTTATTGTTTGTAATACTGTTTGATATGGTAGTTCCACTAATAGATAATCCATTTCCAATATCTAACCATGCAAATGCTCCTGCTGAATCATCCCAAAATGCAATTCTATCATCATTAGGGTCAGTTAAGTTTTGGAAACCTAAATGTGAAAGGGA